TGTTAATACAAGTGAACAGTATAACCTATTGATTCTGTTAGGCTTTCCGGCGGTATGCTGGCCTTATGCGCGGCGCGGCAATAGCCCGGTGTAATGTTATATCATGACACCCCCCCCGGGGGTGGGTTGTTGACGGGGGCGGCGTCGGCGTAGCCCAACACGCATCTGCTCAACCCCTTACGGCCAAAATCCAAAACACCGACCCCCCAAAAAAATTTTTAATATTTTTTTGAAAGGGTATTGCAGAATATGTATATTTGTCGTATTATCACCGGAAACCACAACAAGGGAGCCGACCAATGGCCGTTTATGGATACACCCGAGTCAGCACTTCGGGCCAAGTAGATAACACCAGTCTGGAAGAACAGACCCGGAAGATTAATGCTGTGGCGCAGTACCACGGCATCCGGGTCGATGACATCTTTCGGGAAGAAGGCGTCAGCGGAAGTATTTCTCTGAGCCTACGCCCAGCCGGCTACAAGATGCTGGCTAGGTTGAAAACCGGCGATACGATTATTGCGGCCAAGCTGGACCGTATGTTCCGTTCGGCGCAAGACGCCTTGGTGACTGCCGAGCGCTGGGCCAGTCAGGGCGTCAAGCTGATAGTTGCAGACATTAGCACCGACCCCATATCGGAAAACGGTATGGGCAAATTGTTCTTCACGCTTTTGGCGGCGATGGCCGAGTTTGAGCGTAGCCGGATTGCCGAGCGTGTAGCGGCTGGCAAGTACGCCAAGAAACAGTCGGGCGGTTATTCGGGCGGCAAGCGTCCTTTCGGGTATTATGTCGAGGGTACGGGCAAGGAAGCCATGCTCATGCCCCACCCCGAGGAGTACCCGGCGATTCAGTTCATTCTGGAGTGCCGACGGGACCGGAGTATGAGCCTTCGTGAGATATGCGATGAAGTGGAAGGCTTTTACGACATCAGCATTTCCATCGGTACTATTGCGAAAATCATCAAAGAAAACGGATTGAGGTAAGTATGGCCGGGCGTCCCAAGTTGAGAAGTTTGAAAGTTCGCATTATCGAAACGGGGGGCTACGAGTCCCTGTTGGACAAGATTGCCAGCGGGACGTCGATGCGTCGGTTGGCCGAGGAATACCAGACCAGCCCGTCGCAGTTGGCGTTTTTGTTGAAGAAGCCCGAGTGGAACGAGAAGTTCATGATGGCAAAGGCGATTGCCGCCGGCGTTCAGGTCGAGGATGCCTTTGAGGGCGTCAAGCGCGCGATGCCAGAAGATGTCAATGTCAAGCGCCTTCAGTTCGAGGCGGCTATGAAATTAGCGAGTGTGTTTGACCGCGCGACGTTCGGGGAGCAAAAGCAACAGGTTCAGGTCAACCTGTCGATTGGCGACTTACACCTTCAAGCCCTGAAGCAAGCCCGCGACGGCATCACCATCGACGCCGAAGTGATTATGCCAGCCATCGAACAAAATGACGCCTATGGCGAGGACGAAGAATCAGATGACGAATAATCCGTTTGTTGAGTTTCTCAAGCTGTACCGCAACAACCCCGTTGCCTTCGTCAAGGAAGTCTTGGGGGTGGAACCCGACGAGTGGCAAGTCTGGATGTTGAACCAGATAGCCGAGGGCAAGCGCCAAATCAGCGTGCGCTCCGGCCACGGCGTCGGTAAGTCCTCGGCGGCCTCTTGGGCCATGCTCTGGTTCTTGCTAACCCGTTACCCGGTCAAGGTGGTGGTGACTGCGCCGACGTCCGCCCAGCTGTTCGACGCCCTGTTCGCCGAACTCAAGTCGTGCGCCCGCCGTCTGCCACCCGCCCTCATGGAACTGCTGGAAGTCAAGCAAGAGCGTATCGAACTCAAAGCTGACCCCACCGGCGCGTTCATCTCGGCCCGTACGGCGCGCGCCGAAAGCCCCGAGGCGCTCCAAGGTGTTCACTCCGAGAACGTCCTTCTGGTGGCGGACGAGGCATCCGGCGTGGCCGAACAGGTGTTCGAGGCGGCTGTCGGCTCCATGTCCGGCGAACACGCCACCACCCTGTTGCTGGGAAACCCCACCCGAACGTCAGGCTTTTTCTTCGACACCCACAACAAGAACCGCGAAAACTGGTGTACCCGCCGGGTGAACTGCGTCGATTCCAAGCTGGTTAGTTCACAATTCGTTAAGCAAGTGGCAGACGCCTACGGCGAAGACTCCAACGCCTACCGCGTCCGCGTCCTCGGCGAGTTCCCCAAGGCCGACGACGATACCGTCATTCCGCTGGTGCTGGTCGAGGACGCCATGAGCCGCGACGTCCAGACCATGCCGGGCGCGCCCATCATCTGGGGCGTTGACGTGGCCCGCTTTGGTGACGACGCCACCGCCTTAGCCAAGCGCCAGTCCAATCGGCTCGTAGAACCCATCCGCAAGTGGCGCAAGCTGGACATCATGCAAGTGGCCGGCGTGGTCAAGGCCGAGTACGATTCGTGCGCTCCGGGCGATGTACCCCAAGAGATTCTGGTGGACAGCATCGGCTTAGGTGCCGGCGTGGTCGATAGGCTCAGGGAGTTAGGTTTACCCGTTCGCGGTATCAACGTTTCCGAATCCCCAGCCCTGAAAAACTCATACAAGAACCTCAGAACCGAGTTGTGGTTCAAGGCCAAGGCGTGGTTCGAGCAACGCGACTGCTCCATGCCCAAAGACGACGAGTTGTGCGCCGACCTTGTCAGCGTCAAGTATCTGTCCCCAGATTCGGCGGGGCGTCTGGCCATTGAGTCCAAAGACCAGACCAAACGGCGTATCCGCCGAAGCCCCGACGTGGCAGACGCATTTGTTCTGACCTTCGGTGCGGATGCGGGCGCCGCATTGTACGGGAACTCTTTCAGCACTAAATGGTCAAAGACCTTGAAACGCGGGCTAAAGATGCTATAATGCCCTTAGTTTCATGGTTGGTCCTCTCCCCTAGCGCGTAACCGCGCCTTAACCCCGCTTTGCGGGGTTTTTTTTTAACTATTTGTAAAACCGTGCTATAATTGCCCCAAATATCTTTCAAAGGCGTCGCTTCGTGTCCACACCGAATCCTTTCAATGACTTCATTGACGTCAACGTGACGGCGGTAGCTGTGGTCGAGGAAGACCAGCCGGATGGCCGTACGGACGAGGAATTTGAGTCATTTGTCGGTACGCTGATTAACGATTGCGAAGACTTTATCGACGAGGAAATCTCGCCGCGACGGGCTTTGGCCACGGAATACTACAAGGGCGACCTGTTCGGCGACGAAATGGATGGCCGCAGTCAAGTGGTCAGCCGGGACGTCCGCGATACCGTAAACGCCATGCTTCCCAGCCTGATGCGGGTATTCTTTTCGGCCGACAATATGGTCGAATATGCCCCGAATGGCCCTGAAGACATCCCGTTTGCCAAACAAGCCACCGATTACGCTCGATATGTGGTCGAAGCGGACAATGACGGCTTTTCCATCTTTACGGCGGCCTTCAAGGACGCCCTTGTCCGCAAGTCCGGCATCCTGAAATGGTATTGGGACGACTCCGTTTCGGTTAGTTCCGCCGAATATACTGGCCTTGGCGAAACTGAACTGACCGCCTTGTACGACGAAGAAGGCGTTGAAGTCGAAATGCTGGCTCAGTATGACGACCCCGACGCCGAGCGCGTGGCTCCGATTGAGCCAACCATCGACCCTATGACGGGAGCCGCCACGCCGGTTCAAATTCCGCAACTGTTTGACGTTCGGGTCAACCGCAAGACCGCCGCCAACCGCATCGTTATCTGCGCTGTGCCGCCGGAAGAATTTATCATTGACCGGCGCGCGCGTACCATTGATGACGCCCAGCTGGTCGGCCACCGTTCGATGAAAACTGTTTCCGAACTGGTTGCCATGGGTTACGACCCTGAAGTGGTTGAAGGCTACACCACCAGCGGCAACGAACTAGACGACAACGACGAGTTCCTCGCCCGTACCGACCAGTATGGTACCGACTACTCCGACATCGTCAAGCGCGTCCTTTACATCGAATCGTGGGTGCGTTACGACTATGACGGCGACGGCATCGCCGAACTTCGCCGCGTCTGCACGATGGGCGGTGCTTACAACGTGGTGATGAACGAGCCGGCCGACGAGGCTCCGTTTGCCGTTCTTTGCCCCGACCCAGAACCCCATCTGTTCTTTGGCTACTCCGTGGCCGAAGCGGTTATGGACATCCAGAAAATCAAGTCCCACCTCATGCGGGGTATGCTTGATTCCTTGGCGCAGTCTATCAACCCGCGTACCGCCGTTGTGGACGGCCAAGTTAATATCGACGACGTCCTGAACAACGAAGTCGGCGCGATTATCCGTCAGCGCGCGCCGGGCATGGTGACGCCGTTTGAAACCAACTTCCTTGGCGGTGCCGCGATGCCGGTGCTGGCTTACATGGACGAAGTAAAGGAAAACCGTACGGGTATTTCCAAAGCCGCCGCCGGCCTCGACGCCGACGCCCTTCAGTCCAGCACCAAAGCCGCTGTATCGGCCACCTTGTCGGCATCGCAACAGCAGATTGAGATGATTGCCCGCCACTTCGCCGCGGGCCTGAAGAATCTGTATAAGGGCCTTCTGGGCCTGATGAAGAAGCACCAGAACCGTTCGCGCATCATTCGACTGCGCAACGAGTGGGTTCCGGTTGACCCGAGCCTGTGGCCGGCGGATATGGATGTCGTTATCAACGTCGGCTTTGGCCGAGGTAACGATGACGAGCGCATGATGTTCTTGGGCCAGATTGCCGCCAAGCAAGAAGCTATTTTGGCGCAAGTGGGCCTTGACAACCCGCTGGTAGGCATCCAAGAGTACCGCAACACGCTGGCCAAGATGGTCAACATGGCGGGCTTCAAAAACTCCGAGGAGTTCTTCAAAGACCCGGCCAAGACCCCGCCGGCTCCGCCCGCCCCGCCTGAACCGCCACCGCCGGACCCGGCACTTATCCTTGCTCAAGCGCAAGCCAAGGCCGAAGCCGACAAGATTGTGCTTCAACAGCAAGAACTTGAACTCAAGAAGCAAGAAGCGGCGGCCAAAGACGACCTTGAGCATGACAAGCTGGACGTCGAAGTTATGCTTCGCGCCAAGGAACTGGAACTCAAGTATAACGCCCAAGTCAACACCGCCGAAATCAAAGCGATGGTTGACCGTGACCGCGCCGCCATGAACGCTGTCAACCAACAGCAGATGGCCGCGCTCCAAGCCCAGTTACAAGCCCAAGCCCAGCCGCAGATGCCGCCCGAGGGAATGAATGGACAACTCTGAAGACATCATCCGTCGCGGCGCTGAAGCCGAGCGTTTACTAAACCATGAACTTCTCAAAGAATCTTTTGAGAAAGTGGCGACCCATATCACTAATGCGTGGGCCACGACTTCACCTCTCGAAGTCGAGGCGCGCGAAAAGCTGTACCTGAAACTTCAGGTTTTACAAGAAGTCCGAGAACACCTACGAATCGCGGCGGAAAACGGTAAATTTACCAAGTCGCGGTTAGAGAAGCTCTCGGAATTCACCAGTCGAGTGGCTGGCTACCGATTCGGGCGATAAGCCCATTTTGCAAAAAGGTGTTACAATATGAGCAATCCCGACACACTACCTAGCGGTGGAATCGGTATCAGCGAAGCGCAAAGTGCCATTTCTAGTATGCTGGCCGCCCAAGATGGCGACAACCAAGCCCCAGAACAGGACGAAGCGTTGCAAGCAGACGAAGATTCCTACGAGGAAACTTCCGACGCAGAAGAATCTGATGATGTCGAGGACAACGGCGAGGCACCCGAAGACCCCGACAACGAAGATTCTGAGTCTGATGAGGAAGCGGAGCCAGACGAGCAAGAAGACCAACCTGAAGAAATTGTTGTCGAACTTGATGGCAAACAGGTTACGGTTGACGAACTCAAGAAAGGTTATCTGCGCCAGTCGGACTATACCCGTAAGACTCAACAAGTGGCCGAGGAGCGTAAGGCTCTGGAAGCCGAGTTGAGTGTTATCCGGGAAGAACGTTCGCAGTACGAACAACTTTTACCCGCGTTGCAACAACAGTTACACGCGATGGCGAATCAAGAGCCGGATTGGGAAACTTTGTATCAACAAGACCCCATTGGCGCGATTCAGGAAGAACGCAAATGGCGCGTTCAGATGCAACACCGTCAGGAACAATTAGCGGCTATTCAAGCCGAGCAGTCCAGACTTAATCAGTTGCACCAGAACGAACAAGTTAAGCAGTTTGAGCATCATTTGACCCAAGAACGTGAGTTGTTACTGGAGCGTATGCCGTCATGGAAAGACGCGAAAGTAGCCAGCGCCGAACGTGCTAAAGTTAAAGAATATGCTCAAAAACTCGGATTTTCGGCGGAAGAATTAGACGCCGTTACCGACCATCGTGCGGTTCTTGGCTTGTATAAAGCCATGAAGTACGATGAAATGCTTGCCAAGCGGAATCAGGCCAAACCGAAACAAACGGTTCCTGTATCCAAGCCGGGTTCAGCCAAAGTGGGTAAAGTTACTTCAGAAGCGAATCGTGATAGGCAACGCCTCGCCAAAACGGGCCGTGTCCAAGACGCCGCCCGTCTGATTGAAAAACTTCTCTAACTTCACTTTTTAAGGAATTAACATGACTGCTATTACCAACACCTACTCGCGTTACGACGCGAAGGGCATCCGCGAAGACCTCGCCAATGTCATTTACAACATCTCGCCGGAAGACACCCCGTTCACCAGCAACATTGGCCGTGGCACCGCTTCCAACACCATCTACGAATGGCAAGTCGATGAACTGGCCGCCGCCGTTTCCAACAACGCTGTTGTTGAAGGCGACGACGTCACCTCGTTCACCGCCGCTGTTGCTACTGACCGTCTGGCCAACTACACCCAAATCAGCCGTAAAGACGTCCTGATTTCGGGTACCTTGGAAAAGCTGGACAAAGCTGGCCGTCGTTCGGAAATCGCTTATCAGCTGTCGAAGAAAGGCGCCGAACTGAAGCGCGACATCGAAGCCGCCTCGCTGGCTAACCAAGCCGCCGTTGCCGGTTCCATGCCGTCCACCGCCCGTCGTACCGCTGGTCTGCCGGCGTTCCTGCGCACCAACACCAACCGTTCCACCGGCGCTACCCCGGGTGCTGACCCGACTGTGTCCAACGGTCTGGTGAACGCCGCCGCTACCGACGGTACCCAGCGCGCTTTCACCGAAGCTATGCTGAAAGACGTCATCCAGAAAGTCTGGACCGAAGGCGGCACCCCGAAGATGCTGATGGTTGGCCCCGGCAACAAAGTTGTTGCCTCGACCTTCACCGGTATCGCCGACATCCGCTACAACCTGACCGCCCCGAAAACGGCCGCCATCATCGGTGCCGCTGACGTGTACGTGTCTGACTTCGGCCAAGTGTCCATCGTTCCGAACCGTTTCCAGCGTAACCGTGATGCGTTCGTTCTGGACCCGGATTTCGCCGAACTGTGCTGGCTCCGTCCGATTACCCAAGTCGAACTGGCCAAAACCGGTGACGCTGAGAAGCGTATGCTGATTGGTGAGTGGGGCCTGAAAGTTAAGCAACAAAAAGCCCACGGCGTCATCGCCGACCTGTCGTAATCTGAAGAAAAGGAAGGGGCCGGCCAACCCGGCCCCTAACTTCCTATGACTGACAAACGCTTATTTGATATTGACCCACTTACCGGCTCCAAGCGGTATTTTACTTATGATGATGAAACTGACGAGTGTACCATTGAAACGGAACACGACATCTCTAACATCGTTGAACTCAACAAACAGCGTTATAATAACGTCGATGAAAAAGCACGGTGGGGTGACGGCCAGTTAGTAGCCAGCATCCCGCTTCCGCTTTATTTTGACTTAAAAGCCAAAGGCATTATCGACGACCAGAAAAAATTCAAAGAATGGCTTAACGACAGCGATAACCGTCACTTCCGTATGCGTCCGGGTAAAATCTAATGGCCATCTCTACTTATTCCGAGTTGAAAACAGCAGTAGCCGACTGGCTCAACCGCGCTGATTTAACTGCGGCAATTCCAAATTTCATTCAACTGGCTGAGGCGAAGTTCAATCGTGAACTGCGCACCCGCCAGCAAGTCAAACGAGCATACGCCACGTTGACGGGGCAATACATCCAAATCCCTACGGATTGGCTGGAAGCCATCAATCTGCAACTTAACGTCACCCCCGTCCGCGTTCTGGACTTCGTGACGCTGGACCAAGCTGACCGTATCCGCGCCAACCGTTACGGCGAAACCAACGCCGACGCCTACACTATTGTCGGCGAACAACTTGAAGTTGTCCCCCCGGTTGGAGCCAACACCGAAATTGACATGACATATTACATGAAGATTCCGGCGTTGTCTGACGGAAACCCGACCAACTGGTTGTTGACGGCATGGCCAGACCTGTACGTGTATGCCACTCTTGTCCATGCGGCTCCGTATCTTAAAGAAG